AATCTTAAATTTTTATTATTGTCTAATTGTTATTTTAGATATGAACTATTAGAAGGTATTAAGACTAAAACATTGAAGAGGTGATAAAATTGATAGATAAAGATGAAGTTACTAAACAAATAAATATGATAAACAATAAAATAAATAAAGCCGTGCAAGAGTTTTCAAATATTAATATTTCCTTATGTGTAGAAGACGTAGATTCAGAGGCAAACCATACAATTGGGTTGAAGTTGAAGACAATTTCTACAAACAAGCAATTGAATGAGAGCATCGGGTTAGAAATAAGTGAAAGTATGCTATGTGCTATAAAATATCATATTGATGATGTAGAATATGTTTCCAAAAGAATGTTAGATAATATTATCGAAGATATATCGTTAAATATTTTATTTAAAAGAAGTTTATTGGAAAGTGAAGAATATGATAAGCTTTTAAATTTTGTTAAGTTCTTGCAGGAATTAAGTGTAAAAACTTACGAGTGTAGCTTTGCAAATATTGGAATTTTTATTTTTGACGAAACACATAATATAGAAAAAATGTTCGAAAGTCTGCAAATTGAATACATTAATTTCGAAAAAAAGTTGAATATTGAATATGTAATTAACAATGAAAAGCCATTAATTAAGTTAATTGATAGTAAATCATTTGCATTAGTTTTAGATAAAGATTTTAATGTTATTGGATTTGCTAGAAAGATGAGCGAGTGTAAAAGTATCGATAATATCATTTTAAATGATTATTTTACGAAAGTGAATAATAATGTTAAGAATTACATAATAAAATGGATAGAAGATATTTTGAAAAGGACTTCTTGGGAGTTTCCTGAATTAGAAGATGAGATTGCTAATAGGATTATAAGTCATTTAGAGACTAGCAAAGTTAAATTAGAAAGTGTATTAAATGAATATCCAATCGTAAATGAGTTTGAGAATGTAAAGTATATTAGAATTGTTAATACTGAAATCCAATGGTATTTTAATAAAAATTTTATAATTACATTAAAAAATGGGAAATGGAAACTAAAACATTTTATTTTACTAAGTAGTTATATATTCGAATTTTTAAATTTGGGGATTGCAGCAGAATTTGCACTTCTACAGGAAACTAGTGATTTAATTAATGCTGTTAATAGTGAGAGTGAGAAGATCTTTAAATTAATATCAATTATTAGGGATATGGCTGAAAAAAATATAGGCGGTTTGTTTGTAATTCTAAATAAAGCTGAAGATACTAAAGAAATTAATAAAAATAATCTTCTTGATATACTTCCAAATGGTTTAATAAATAATAAGAATAAGGAAAATTGGTATAAATCACTTATATATGATGAAAATGGTGAATGTAAAAATATGGTTAATATTGATGGTTACATATTAACTTTAATTGCCGGAATAGATGGAGCTACAATATTAGATCATAATCTTAACATACTAACTTATGGAGAAATAATAAATAATAAGAATTCAGACACTTCTAAAAATATATTTGGTGCAAGAACCAATGCGGCTATTTCAGCTTCAGAATATGGACTAGCTATTAAAGTTTCTGAGGATGGAGATATTGAATTATATAAAAGTAAGGATTTGGTATTCAAAATATAACTTTATAATTTTTTAAATCAATAGATAAATATAAGCTTAAATAAATATTTTTTATATAATTAACGTATCAAAATAATAGCATCCATATACTATAAATGTCACTTTTATGTCAGTGACATTTGCATATTTTACCACTTATAATTAAAATATCAAATTAAATAAAGTTAATAAGAAATACACTTAACAGTGCTAAGAAATTGTTGAGTGTATTTTTATTTTTTGAAAGGGGTGCAACTGTGAGAATTAATGAAATAATTAAATCTCAACAGCCAGAGTTGTATAAGGGGTTTAAGCAAAGGCAGAAAAAAGTTGCTAGTAGCAAAAAGAGCTGTGAGGGATTAAGTAGCAAAGATATTGAAGAGCTTATGAGTCATAGTGCTTATAGAAGAAGCAGAGGAGGTTCTATGAGGCAGGTGAGGTAGTTGAACTATGTAGAACCCATACGAGATAAAAAGACTATTAGTAGAATACTTACTTATACAAGAAAGCAAAATCAAAGAGATTTTCTTATGATGATGTGTGGGTTCCACACTGGTCTTAGAATTTCAGACATACTGGATCTTAAAGCAAGAGATGTTATAGGAAGAAAACATATTCACCTTAAGGAGCAAAAGACCGATAAGGGAAAGTTCTTCTTAATTAACAAAGAGTTAGCTTTATACCTTAATGAATATTGCAAGGATAAAGAACCCTATGAGTACTTATTTACTAGTCGTGAAGGAATTAATAAACCAATTACCAGGCAAAGAGCTTACCAAATTCTTAGAGAAACCTTTGAAATGTTTGGTCTTGAGAATGTTGGGTGTCACACTTTAAGAAAAACCTTTGGTTATCATCACTACACAAAGTACAAGGATGTAGCACTACTACAAAAGATATTTAACCATAGTAAGCCAGTGATAACCCTAAGATATATTGGTATTGAGCAGCAGAGAATTGACGAGACAATCGAAGGACTGAGCTTTTTATAGTTCTTTTTTTTACCCCTTCAGTTTGACATAATGAGGCACTGTAAAACTCATAAAAATTTATAAAATGAAAAGGGCTGACTAAGCTAGATATAGAGCTTGTTACAGAGATTTTTCTTCAGTTTTACTCTTTATAGATTATGTCAAACTCATAATCAAAAATATGGAAGAAATTAGGTGATTTTATGCCGAAAAGAATATGTAATTTTTATGGCTGCAAGAACATAATTCCCTATGCTTCAAAGTACTGTGAGAAGCATAAGGATGCTGATAAAATTTTAAGCAGTCAAAGACATAAAGATTATAGAAATATAAGACAAGATAAAAAAGAGCAGAACTTTTATAAGTCTAAAGAATGGGAAGTCATTAGAACTATAGTTAAGGTTCGAGATCATGGTCTATGTAAATTATGTGAGAGTGAAAATAAAATTGTATTTTATCAAACAGTCCATCACATTGAAGAAGTAAATAATAAATGGACCAAAAGATTAGATCATAATAATTGTATTTGTTTATGTGAGAGCTGTCATCAATTTGTACACAGACAATACTTACTAAGTGATAGCACTAAGAGAGAAATGCAAGAGAAACTTATTAAGCTAATAAATAATTAAATTTATTCAGTGGGAGGGGGTGGTAATAAACTTTTAGAGCGAGCCGTAAGGGTCGCGATTGCCATACCTTACGCAAGGTTCTCGGTTTTTAAAAGAAAATGTTTTTTTTGAAAGGAGGTTATAGGTTGGCAGGAAGAAATGCATATTCAGTTAATGCTATTATTGCTAATGGTAATAAGAGTCATTTGACTAAAAAAGAAATTGAGGAAAGACAAGAAAAGGAAGCTCAATTAAAAAAACTTGGAAGAGATACTATAAAGCCTCCTAAGTGGTTAGGTAAAGAAGGTAAGAAAATATTTAAAGACATAGCAATAGAATTACAGGCCATTGATATTCTTGTAAATGTGGATTCCTATGGACTAGCAATTATGTCTGATACTCTAGAAAAATAT